TATAAAGGATACATTACAAAATAAAATACAAAAGAAACATTTGACAAATTACTTGAAACATAGTTATAGAATATATAAATAAGTTTTGCTTTGTCTCATTTTTCTTTTCGGTCGGTGTAATATATATCATAAATATAAACTACGCATACGATGTCTAGTTTATCTTTTGTCGGAAATACAACCTCTTATATTAGTATCCCCGCGGCAGCCGCTCTCAATTTCGAGACGCAGGATTTCACCGTGGAATGGTTTCAGTATCAAACGGACACGAATTCGTTTCCGCGAATTTTCCAGAAGGGGACATACCCGAGCACGATAAGCATCGGTGTTTCGATTGAAGGCGGTAGGTTCTATTATTGGCGAAATAATGTTTATCATCATGTTGCCACTCTTACATCGAGTCAGTATAAAAACAAATGGGTTCATTTTGCGATTTGTAGGACTGGCGGAACAACTACATTCTATATGAATGGCGTCTCATTTGGAACACCTTTGGCGGATACATATAATTATACGAATTCTGAAAATCTGTTGATAGCCAACGAGAGCTCGCTTTCTTCAAGTGCTGCGTTTGGCGGCTACATGTATTATTTTCATTACATCAAAGGTGTTGCAAAATATACGGCGAATTTTACGGTGAGCACTTCGATGGTTTCGAATACGGCCAACACGGTTTTGTTGCTCACCGCGGGCGGTGCTTCTGGCAGTCTTGGAGCCACGATTACCAACACTGCTGGAACGTTTGCGATTGTGCCGGAATTGTCATCGCCGCCTCCGCCGTCGACACCTTCGTCGTCGTGGTTTCTTCCAGTGTTGTTCGGGAATCGCGCATTATTCACTGATAATAACCGGTTTTACTATAAACCTCACAGTTTAGCATCTGGCGGTGTAGGTGGAGTCCGCAATTATCGTAAAAAGGGGCGCAGAACCTAACGACGCCGACGCCGACGCCGACGCCGTAATTATTCTTCCCACGGCGCTTTACATGGATTCGGATCAAAGTAATTAATCTGGCTCGGGTCTGTAATATGATAGCTCAGTTTTTTCCACGATGGAATAAAAAACAACGCACCATACCACATTTTACCTTTTTCGAATTCAGGGAAATATACATTCTCCGTAAAGAACGCAAGATAGCCTATGACCGCGGAAAATGAACCGTGTGATAGAATAATATGCTTACATGTGGATGCGAATTGTATGGTTTCTACTTCTTGATACGGAACCAACTCCGCACCTGGAAACTCTTTCAGAAGTGTTTGTATATACTCGTGGTCGGGCGTTTCTGTCGAAATGTATAGCTTATCATAATTCGCCACGTTTCGTATCGCGTTGATATAATATTTTAACCCGGGGCTCAAATGAATACCATCACCCAATCGAACATGAACATATAGGTCATTGTTTTGATTATATCGGTCTTTGAATCGATTATGCGCCATAATCTTGGATTTTACGGTGTCTCTGCGCAACTCATCATAGATAAGGTCGATGATTTCTTTTACTTGAAGATAGCTGTAGTTATTATTCGGATTTAGATTACACGTGATTTTGTCGGCATTGTAATATTTAAAATAAGCGTGGTCGGTCATGATTTCGGTTGTTGGATGAATCATAGTTCCGCAAAATAAGTCGATGCCCATTCCTGTAATTAGGTCATGACTACAATAAGTTACGTGTAAATTGTGTTTCTTCGCAAGGAGTGAAATCGCCATGTCTCTGATGAAATGATTCCCGAAACGACCGTAAGGGGCTACAGTTGTCATTGTGTGTGTGTGTGCGTGTGTGCGTGTGTGTGTGTGTGTGTGCGTGTGTTATAATATAATCATGTTAGTCATGTTTATATTACATTCATCAGCTACGTTACGCTTCGCGTCATATGATACGCCCTGTCAATCCGTCCATCTCTCAGCACTGACGCGTCCTTTTCATGAATCTCGTCGCGAGAGATATTCGACGTAAGTATCAAAATTAAATTCGGATAAAATCCCAAGTCTGTGACTTTATCCAGCATCGAATTCCAGTCTGATTTATCCATCATGGGTATCGGGATATAGAGATGTGGTTTTACATTTCCATCCAAGACATTAATGATGAGTTTATCGCATTCTTCAAGGACCAACACGAGTGGTTTATCATCATCGGGAGAGATTGTGCTATAGACTTTCGAGAGATTGTCGCCTGGGTCTGTCGGCTTCCATGTATCACAATAATACGCGCCGATTTGCTTGGCTAACAAAAGAGTAAGCAACGATTTGCCAGTCCCTGGCTCGCCATGAATGAAAAATGTGCCGCTTCGCGAGGATTTATTTCTGATGACGGAGAGAATATCGTCGATAATATTCTGTTGATAATCTCTCGGTTCTCGTTTCAGGAATTTGGTTGCGTCATATTTACGGTCGGAATATTCCCACCACCACGGATTGCCGCGACGTTCGCGGATGTCGATGATTTTGTTTGCTGGGACGGCGGTAGTGCCAACCGAGGCGGTGGAAGTGTCTGGTCGTGCCAACGAACTTTTACCTGTAGCGGTTTCATACGTCGTGCGTTTCATAATAATATACATGACTTGCCCTTGACTACCATGCTGTGTTTCGTTGGAATATATATAGCCGATATACCATTTTCCATAGAATACGCCAAACGGTCGGCCATTATGATAAAATACAGAACGGCGGATATTCAACTTGTTGATAAGTTGGTTACACTCGGTTTGGTCCGAAATTTTATAGCCTTGAATTTGGAAAAAATGCGCGAGTATCATCGGGAATGTATAAAGAATAGGAACGGTTGTAATGAGAGACATCAGAATAATATCGGAAATTGCCATTTTTGGAGATTGGGAAATATAGTAGAATACATACAGAACGGTTTATATAAAATTCGCGGGTTTTGGAAGGACGGCCGAAGGCCGAAAAGTCAGTAATTGGCCGAAAATATTCCGTTTGAAAAGTATGAGATTCGTCGAATATATCATACCATAATACGTGTTACAAATAGTAATAAAATCAAGTAATGTGTTGTTGAATATATTTATTAATTCATTTATTTTTGCTACTTTTTTTCGGACATTTTTTAAAATGTCCATTTAGGTTATAGCGGGCAAGACTTTTTGAAACAACATGAAAAACACGCATGTGACTGACATGCTCACAACCATGTGTTTTAGACCGAAAAATATGTGACTGACTTTTTTCATATGGTCGATTCGTCGTATATTTGCTACAAACCTATCTCATTCAGTGAGTAGCAAATGAGACAAGTAGCACGACCCTTATTCGTTCAGTCTTTATTTTTATATTATGATACTATATATATCGTAACAATTACAATAAGGAGATTCCGCTATGAGTAATACATCCGATACATATTATTGTGATAAATGTAATTACTCTACAACCCGAAAGTTCAATTATATCAAGCATATACATACAGATAAACACGTTGCTTTATCTTTAGAACAACCTCTTGAGAATACATCATCTTCATTATTACCAATAAATCAAGTTTTTTACAAATGTCAAAAATGCGATAGAAAATATACGTTGAAACGGAATTTATGGAGACACATGAAAGAATGTAATGAATCAGAACCGTCATGTATAAACTCTGATGCGAAATCGACCAATTCAAATGAGCATCATTCTAAAACAGATGATAGTAAAATGATGGTAGCTATGTTAGAATATATGAAGACAAATCAAATATTTCAAGAACAAATTATTGAACTACTTAGGAACCCCAAACCGAGTGTAAATAATACTGTAATACAAGGTGATTTTATAAATAATCAGACATTCAACCTGAATGTATTCCTGAATGAAAAGTGTAAGGATGCGATGAACATGAGTGACTTTGTGAAATCGATTGAATTAACAACGGAAGATATGGAAAATGTAGGTCGTAATGGTTATGTTAAAGGTATCTCAAGTATCTTTATTGATAACCTGAAAAACACGGATATTCATAAACGACCGATTCACTGCACCGATCGTAAGCGTGAAGTATTGTATGTAAAAGAAGATGATAAATGGGAGCGGGAAGGCGTGGACAGTGATAAGCTTATTAAAGCAGTGCGAATAGTTGAGCAAAAGAATATTAGAATGATACATGAATGGGCAAAGCAACACCCAGAATGTGAGAATAGTGATACCCGTGCGAATGATATATATATGAAATTATCAAAGCATGGTTGTGATGGCGAAGATGAGAATATAACGAAGGTTATTAAGAATATCGCCAAAGAAACGGTAATTGAACGTAAAATTATGATAGAATAAACGTGTAATTATTATATAAAATTAAAAATAGTAATAATACAAGTGGTATTATATTACAATGAATGAAATCACATCAAATTACATATACTTGTTACATGAGCGAGAATTTATACGAACAAACGAAAACATATACAAAATAGGGATGTCTCAACAATCTAATTTGTCAAGATTCAAAAATTATCCAAAGGGTTCACGATTGATTTGTCAAATAGAATGTATTGATTGTAAATTTGTTGAAACGATAATTCTTCGTTTGTTCAGTGATAAATTTCATAAGTGTAATCAATATGGAAATGAATATTTTGAAGGTGATAAAAAACGTATGATTGATATCGTATTTATTATAATAAAGTTTGAACAACAAATACTAGAACAAAATATTACAGACCGTTCAGAGTATATAGAGAGTATATTGGCGAATCACGTTTATAAATATAATATCTCAAATAATCAAACAGAACATTCACATATAGAAACTTCGAATACAACTCCAAATGAAAATAATGATGTAAACGTTATGTGTAAAGATAATTATACTGTTTTGTTATCATATTTGCAATCTATGAACAATATACTCTCTTCAAATAGTCAAGAGTCTTCGCCAAAGTATAAGTTTATTTGTAAAACGTGTAATTTTTTCACAAATAAAAGTTGTAATTATATTGAACATATAAAGACAAAAAAGCATAAATATAATAGAGATAACAGTAATAATTGTATTCATACGCCAGTAAATGTGGAAGGCGTTCAAACTACAACAACCGAAATACAAGAAACACGAAAAACATACCAATGTAAGATATGTAATAAACCATATTATTCCAAAAAAGGGTTATGGCAACATTCAAAACAATGTAAAGTTACGACAACAGCACCTTCACAATCGAACGCTTCAACTGAAGACCCGTCTGGTCTTATAGCAACGGCTACACTAATGTCAGAAATGTTCAAATCAAATCATTCATTTATGTTACAACTCATAAATAATAAGCTTACAGAACAGGCTAATGATTAACATTATTGATTTAGATTTTGGTTCATTAAATCTTATGTTATACTATATATCGTAACAATTACAGTAAAGAGATTCCGCTATGAGTAATACATATTATTGTGATAAATCCGCTTATTACAATAAACATTACATATTTATAAACTTGGTTTTCCGCCAAAAATATTTGGTTTGAAACTTGGTTTTTTGCCGAAAATATTTCGTTTGAAAAGTCGGCCATCGGCCAAAAATATTTGGTTTGAAACTTGGTTTTCCGCCGAAAATATTCCGTTTGAAAAGTCGGCCATCGGCCAAAAATATTTGGTTTGAAACTTGGTTTTCCGC